GTTCCACCAGATCTTGTCCATCCGGTTGTCGTGGCACCCGCAGTCGCTCACCGCCACGGTGTAGAAGTCGCCGTGGGCCAGCACCGCCCGGGTGCTACTCTGGCCGCCGGCGCTGCCGCCGTAGATGCCGACGCCCCGCGACAGGTCCATCTCCGGGTGCCGGGTCGCCGCGGCCTTGATCCAGGCGATCCTGTCCGGCAGACCCGAGTCGCCGAGGTTCTTCCAGCACACGTCGTGGAACGCCTTCGCTAAGGAGCTGTTCTGGGAGTTCCAGCTCGGTGAGGCGTTCGTCCTCGCGACCGCCTACTACGACGACGGACGACCGGCGCGCTTCCACGTCGTACCGCAGTGGATGGTCAACGTCGAGATGACGAGCGCCGGACGGCGCTACTCGATCGGTTCGCTCGACGTAACGGCCGACCTCCTTCACGTCGCCTACAAGATGCAGACCGGCGAGGCGCGAGGACACGGTCCGCTCGAAGTCGGTTCGATGCGAGCGGTCGCCGCTCGTGCGCTCACCCGGTACGGCTCGAACCTGGCGACGTCCGGCGCCGTACCGAACGCCGTCCTGTCGCACCCCGGCAACCTGACGGCCGAACAGGCGAACGACCTCAAGGCGCAGTGGCTCGAAGCGCGGCTCAGCTCGATGGGTCTCCCGGCGGTCCTCTCCGGAGGCGTCACGTTCGAGGCGCTCCAACTCTCGCCCGCCGAGATGGGTCTCCTCGATCTCTCGAAGTGGAACGAGAGCCGCCTAGCGGTCCTCCTCGGCGTGCCGCCGCATCTCGTCGGTCTGCCGTCCGGCGGCGATCCGATGACGTACACGAACACGAACTGGCTGTTCGTCTTCCACTGGCGTTCGTCGCTCTCACCGAAGGCGTCGGCCGTGATGCGAGCGCTCTCCGCCTGGCTCCTGCCCGACGGAACCGGCGTCGAACTCAACCGGGACGAGTACACGAAACCGGAACTGAAGGAGCGCGCCGAGACGTGGGCGATCCTCAACGCGATCCGCGACGAGACCGGCCGACCGGTCCTGACCGTCGACGAGATCAGAGAGCTGGAGCGGTACGCCAACGCCGCACCGAGCGCCACCCTCACGAGCGGAGTCCTCCAATGACCGACGAAGTGATCGAGTACCGCGCCGCGCAGACGCTCGACGTCCACTATCCGGAACGGGTGATCGAACTCATCGCCGTGCCGTACGACGAACCGGCCGACGTGATCATCCGCGGCCGTCCGGTCCGTGAGACCGTCGCGCCTGGAGCGTTCGCCGGAGTCGCCGGGAACGTCTCGGTCAACCGGGCGCACGACGTTGAACGTCCGCTCGGGAAGGTGATCGCGTTCCACCCTGGCGATCCGAGAGGTCTCCGGACCGAGCTACGGATCACGCCTCGGCTCGCCGAAGGAGACGACGTCCTCGCGCTCGCCGCCGACGGTCTCCTGTCGCCGTCGGTCGGTTTCTCGATCCTTCCCGGCGGCGAGCAGTGGTCGGCCGATCGTCGGTCTCGTCGCGTCACGAAGGCGCGCCTCGTCCACATCGGTCTGACCGGCGATCCGGCGTACTCCGGAGCGAAGGTCCTCGACGTCCGGGCGCAAGGTCCGCTCGTCGACGCCGGTCTCCGTACGCCGACACCGAACCTCGACCGGCTCCGGCTCGAACTCGCCGCCGAGCGCGCCGGTCTCGTAGTTCCGCTCTGTGTCACACCCGCCGTGTAGCATCCGACCCTGACGAGCGAGGTACGCCTTCGGACGAGCGGCTAGTGCCGCCGGACCGGACGATGCGATAGCGGCCGGCAGTCGAACCCTGACACACGAGTTCGATTGGAGGGCCGGCGCCGTGCCTGCTTCTGATTCCATGATTGCCCGCCTCGACGGCGAGTTGGAGGAGCGCTCGGCGTTCCTCGAAGGTCTGATTGCCGGTGCCGAAGACTCCGGACGCGATCTGAATTCGCAGGAGTTGGAGATGATCGGCGCCGCACGCGACCGGATCGGCCAACTCAACGCGCAGCTCGCTCCGCTTCGTGAGACGTCTCGCATCGCGATCGAAGCGCGGCAGCGGTCGCGCCAGCTCAACGACGAGATCATGACGGCTCGTCGAGGAGCCGGGATCGGAGCCGTCGAGTACCGGTCCGCCGGTGCGTACGTCGCCGACCGCTACTACGCCATGATCGGCGACCAGTCGGCGCAGGAGCGGATGGAGGTGTTCAACCGAGCCGCCGCTCACCAGACGACCGCCGATAACCCCGGTCTCCTCCCGGAGACGATCGTGGGACCGCTCGTCCAGTTCGTCGACTTCGCCCGGCCGATCGTCAACACGATCGGACCGATCGACCTCGGCTCCGGCGCGTGGAGCTACGCCAGGGTGACGCAGCACACGCAGGTCGGTAAGCAGGCCGGTGAGAAGACGGAGCTGCCCAGCCGGAAGATGACCGTTACGAAGACGCCGCTCGGAGCCGACACGTTCGGCGGGTACGTGAACGTCTCGAAGCAGGACATCAACCGCTCGTCTCCGGCGGTACTCGACATGATCATCAACGACCTCGCAGGGCAGTACGCGATCGAGACCGAGGAGGAGGCGGCCGACGTCCTCTGGGCGGGTGGCACCGCCGGTCCGATCATCCCGACCGGCGTACCGACGCCGCAGATCGTCGCCAACGCGATCTACGCCGCCGCCGGTTCCGTGTTCGCCGCGACGAAGGGGCAGGGCACGACGATCGTCGCGATGTCGCCGGACATGCTCGGCGTCGTCGGTCCGATCTTCCCGCCGGTGAACCCGCAGAACGGTTTCGGGATCGGGTTCTCCGCCGCCGGGATCGCTCAGGGTCAGGTCGGCAACATCTCCGGACTGACGACGATCATGTCCGCCGCGCTCGACACCGGTCAGGTGCTCGTCTACTCGACGGCCGCCGTGAAGGCGTTCGAGTACAAGTACGGGAACCTCCAGGTCGTCGATCCGTCCGTGTGGGGCGTGCAGGTCGGCTACGCCGGTGACTTCGACGTCGTCGTGATCGAGCCGACCGGCGTCGTGAAGGTGACGAAGACGCCGTGAGCACCTTCGACGATCCGAACCGGGAGGCGGTCGGTCTGCCGCCGATCTGGACCGGCGCCGACGTCGATCCGACCGATCCCGTCGATCCCGGCGAGGTCGTACCGGAGGCGTTCGATCCGGGCGAACACACGGTCGCCGAGGTTGAGGCGTACCTCGACGAACACCCTGACGAGCGTGACCGCGTCCTCGCCGCCGAAGCGGACGGCAAGGCACGCGTCTCGCTCCTCGGAGCGGAGTAGGTCCGTGACCGAATGGTCGTGGCCGAACCAGCAGGTGGTGCGCGCCGACGAGTCCGGTCCCGGCATCGACACGCCTCCGCTGATCGAGGCGGGCGAGGCGCGCTGGATGCTCGCCGGTTCGGATATGGCGCCGCCGACGACACACGGCCGCGTGACGTTCGCGACCGGCGACCAGGCGAACCCCGGCACGATCTGGATCACGCTCGTCGACCTCGAAGGAGCCGACCAGACCGAGCGCGCTCTCCGGCTGACGATCGGCTCGGTTATCCATCTGGAGAACGACAGCGGCTCCTGGCAGGAGTACGTCTGCCGGGAGACGCCGACGCTCGACGGCACGCTCCTGACGCTCGTCGATCCGATCCACTGGAACACGAACGGACTCCTCGTCGACGGCGAGGAGATCGCCCTGACCGGACATCCGCCGGAGATCAACCCGCTGTGACGTACACGCCTCCGCTCGTCGCTCCGGCCGCACCGCTGCCGTGGGACCTCGACGCGATGACGAGTCGCGTCCTCGGCGTCCTCCGTCTCGATCCGGCCGACCAGGACGCCGACGCCGTTCGCCTCGCCACGTCGACCGGACTCGAACTCGTCGACCGCTATCTGGACTTCGCCGTCGTGCCGTGGGCGACGGAGGCGACGATCCCGGAGCCGCTTCGCTGGGCGGGCACGATGCTCGGCGTCGAGTGCTTCCGGCGGAAGGACGCACCGTTCGGTCGAGCCGACTCCTGGTCGGTCGACGGCGCCGCCTACATCTTGTCGGCCGACATCTACAAGGGTGTCCGCTCCGTCCTGGAGCGGTACAAGTCGCGGGAAGGTGTCGCGTGAGCGCGATCTCCGACGCCCGCGCCAGGCTCTACGAGGCGGTCAAGGCGGCCGTGCCGGCGGCGCCGTGGCGCGTGTTCGATACGTCGCCCGCGGCGGTGACCGCTCCGGCCGTCTGGCTCGACTCCGTCGAGCTGACGAACGAGCCGACGGCCGCCGGTGTCGTCCTCGCCACGTTCCCGATCTACGTCGTCGTCGACGGCACGGTCCGCTCTCAGGTCGTCGCGCTCGACGAACTCGTCGCAGCGTTGTGGACGGCCGCGCTCGCCGGTGGCGGCGATCCGACGTCGTGTCGTCCGGTGTCGCTCGACGTCGGCGGAATCAACCTGCGCGCTCACGTCATGCGCGTCGACGTTCTCCTGGCCGCTCAGACGTTCTGCGAGCCGCTACTCCTCACCAGTACCGGAGGTCAACCGTGAGTTCTCACGTCTTCAAGATTCAGAACGGCGTGCTCGCGTTCACGCTCGTCGATACGGCGGCCGTCGGCTACCTCCCGGAGTGGCAGACGCCCGGAGGTATCGCCGTCGACACGATCACGCTCGCCGCCTACACGACGGCGAACGGTCTCGATTTCTCGTGCTCCGTGACGAGCGGCGCTCTGACCGCTTCGCCGAACACGACCGACGACACGACGCCCGCGACGTTCTGCGAGCCGGAGGTCACCGAGACGACGGTCGGCGTCACGTCGTTCACGCTCGACGCGACGATCCTCCAGGACCCGGACCTCGACGCCGCTTCGGCGTACGCGTATGAGCACGACACCGAGGAGGTCTATTTCCTCCTCGGCCTGGACGGCGTCAATCCGCCGAAGGCTGCCGGTCGTTGCCGGATGGTCGCCGGAGCGTTCGGTGGCGACGCCCGCGTGACGCTGACCGCCGACCTCTCGCTGCCCGTCACGCGCAAGCCGGACATCGAGTTCGGCAACGCGACGACGAGCCGTGTCGTCTGGGGATCGGGCGCCGCTCCGGTCGCTCCCGGCGGACTGGCTGCAGCGGGCGCGAAGACGACGACGAAGACGAGCGACGCCACGACGACCTCGTAGGGGCGGCCGTGAAGTTCGCGGTCACCCGCACGAGCGGCGATGCCGGCTCGATCGCCTCGAACCTGGAGCGCGCCGCCGCCGCCGCCCAACGTGCCGCCGGTCAGGTCATCGCGAAGCGCGGCCGTGACGTGATCCTCGACGACGTCCGGTCTCGGCGTGGCTCGCTGTCGATGATGGGCGGCCGTCTCGGCGTCGCCGTCGAGAACAAGCCGTCTCGGGTTTCGACGACCGTCGCTCTCGCCGCGACTCCGGCCGGACCGTGGGCGATCATCGATTCAGGATCGAAGGGGCACATGATCCGCCCACGCCGTAAGAAGGTCCTCGCCGCCGCCCGAGGCGACATCATCGGCCTGTACGCCGACGTTCGTGGCGTGACCGGCCGCCACTACTGGACGACGGCGACGGAGGCGCTCGACGCCGAGCTATTTCCGGACGTGCAGCGCGCCGTCGACGCCGAGATGGATAAGGCGTAGCCGTGGCTGGCGGTAGCAGAGACCTCCGGTACAACGTCACCGTCGACGCGTCCGACGCGTCGTCGTCGCTGAAGAAACTCTCCAACGACGTCAAGAAGACGACGAAGGACATCGAGGGATCGTTCGACGATTCGGCGACGGCGGGCGACCGGTTCAAGGCGACCGTCGATCAGCTCTCCGGGAAGCTGACGACGGAGTTCAAGGCGGCGGCGCAGGCGGCCGACAAGCTCGGCTCCGCCTTGAAGGAGGCGGGTTCGGAGATGGACGTCGGCGACGCCATCTCGGACCTCAAGCAGATGGGTTTCACGTTCGACGAGATCACGGCGGACGCCGACAAGTTCGCCGCGTCGCTGAAGCAGCTCGACGACGTCAAGGCGACCGGCGTGAAAGAACTCGACGCCGTCGCACCCGGCCTGGCGACCAAGCTCGACGACGTCGAGAAGTCGGCCGACTCGTCGAAGAACGTTCTGGCGAACATGGTCGGCAACTCGGCTCAGGACCTCGGCGAGCTGGGTGGCGTGGCCGGCTCGGCGGGCGTGCTGATCGGGCAGATGGCCGAGTACATGGCGGACGCGAAGTTCGAGGGCGAGAAGTTCGGTCAGATCGTGAAGAACTTCGCCGCCGTCGCCGGTCCCGCGGCTGCGCTCGGACTCGTCATCGCGACCGTGAGCGGGTTCATGGAGAAGCAGGCGGCGAGCGCCGCCGCCGCCGCCGCACGTACCGAGGAACTCGGCACGGCGATGGAGGGCGCCGCTGACGACGCCGTCGGGATCGCCGACGCCCTGAAGTCGAACCTCGATCCGCTGCGCGACTTCGACGCCGGGCTGGCGCTCCTCGGCTCGTCGAGCGTGAAGGCGGTCAACGACCTCGGCCGGTCGATCCCGCTCGTCGGTCGGTTGTTCGAGGACACGTCGAGGGACGTCGTCGCCGCCATGGCTGACGCCGGTGTATCGCTCTACGACTTCAGTGCGGCGGTCGAAGGCAGCGAGGACGATCGCTTCAAGTTCCTGCTGAACCTCCGCACGATGGTGTCGCTCGGAGCGATCACCGAGGACCAGTACAACGCCGTTGCCGGTGCGATGGACGAATACCGGAAGTCGACCGCCGCCGCTCGTCAGGGCCAGTCGTTGTTCAACGTCACGGCGAAGGACGCGAACGCCATCCTGGGCGAGTTGGTCGCGAAGGCGGACCCGCTGAAGCAGTTCACCGACCAGTGGAAGACGCTGTTCGACGATATGGCCGACGGGTCGATCGACACCGCCGAAGCGGCCGACGCGATCAACGTCCTCTCCGAGAAGCTCGGGCTGACCAAGGAGGAGGTGATCGCCCTCGGCAGGGAGCACCTCGACGAGAAGATGAAGGCGGACGCCGAGGCGGCGAAGGAGGCGGCGAAGGCGCACGAGGAGGCGGCGAAGGCGGCGAGAGAACACGCCGACGCACTGCGGGAAACGAACCGGGAGCTGACCAAGACCGACGACGTCCTGGAGACGATCGCTGGCCGTGAGGAAGCGATCAACGCCGTGTTCGACTTCACGACGCATCCGATCGATACGGCGTCGACGTTCCGCGATCTCCTCCAGGCGATCGGTAAGGACCTCCCCGAGGCGGTGAAGAAGGTCAAGGGGAAGATTCCGCCGATCATCGACTTCAACGACGTCCGGCTTGATCCGCTCCTCGACGCGTTCGACGACATCCGTCCGGACTTCCAGGCGAAGCTCACCGAGACGTTCTCCGTCGGCGGAGCTCCCGCCGCAACGGCGCTGATCGAGAACCTCGTGGCCGCTATGCAGAAGTCGACCGGCCTATCCCGGGCGCAGATATTTCAGCTCCTCGGTCTCGATCCGTCCGGCTCCGTCGAGGCGACGATCAAGCCGTTCGTCGAGGAGTCGAACAAGGCGGCCGTCTCCGCCGAACTCGACGCGCTGGCGACGGGACCGGACGACAACGGCTGGGCGGCGGAGATCAAGGCGGCGCTCGACGCCGGTGAGATCACGCCGCAGGTAGCGCAGGCGTTGATCAACGACCATGTTCCGGAAGGCGTGACGATGCCGACCGGAATCGAGGTCACGCCGGAGGCGGAGACGACGGCGAGGCAGTGGGCGATGGACCACGAGCTGATCCTGCCGACGACGGCGCTCCCGCCGGCTGACTGGGGCGTCGAGCCGCCGCCGCTATCCGTGCCGACCGTCCTGGCGCCGCCGGACCTCGGACCGTGGGGCGCGGCGGACGCCGGTTCGCTCGGCGTCGACATCGCGCCGGTCAGCGTCCCGGTCACCCTGACCACCGCCGTCGATACGAAGGACGCCGACGCGACGCTCAACAACTTCATCAAGAAGGACCGAGAGCTAGCGCCGGTCGACGTCACCGCCGATACGGCGCTCGCCGATATGTCCATCGACAACCTCACGAACGCGGTCCGCTCGACGACCGTCGACGTCAAGGCGAACACGCAGCCGTTCCTTATCGACGGCAACGCCGCCCGCACGACGATCGGTAAGCCGTTGACCGTGACCGTCAAGTACCAGTCCGACGGAACCGTCCACGCCGGAGGCGGAACGGTCGGCCGCTCCGGCGGGATCGGCGGCGAGGCGGGACCGGAGTTCATCAAGACGCCGAACGGTCGGACGTCGCTCATCGACGGACCGATGGTCCTCCCACCCGGTACGCAGGTCACGAGCGTCCGCCGAACCCGCCAGCTCCTATCCGGCCGTCCGGCGACGCCGGGACGCTCTCGCACTGATCTAGGCGCCTCTCGTGGCGTCCTACGGACGGCCGTCGCTCCGGTCGTGACGAACACGAAGACGGCGGCGCATCAGCTCGACCATCTCGTCCGGCCGCGCACGGCTCGGATCAACGTGGCGCTCGTCCCGTCGTCGGTCCTCGTGCGCGTCAACGGAGGCGGATAGGTGTGGCGCTCGTCGGCAACTACGACGCCTCGACGTTCGTCGAGGGCGACTACGCCACCTATCCGCCGCTGCCGGCGGGGGCGACGTTGTATCAACCGACGATGCATTGGCGGATCATCGGCGCCGGCACCGTGCAGGGACACACCGTCAACGTCGGCGATCTGCTGTACGCCGTGGCGGGGCACCTCTACGGCGACGAGCTCTACGGCGACGGCGTCTACGGCGCCGACACGAGCGGCGACTGGGCCGTCGACGAGGTGCGGTTCGTGCCGTGGAACCCGTCGCTGCCGGGGCCGACGATCCCAACGCCGCGATCTACGCCGACGCCGCGCGGCGGGCGCGCGCGTTCGGGGTC